TGAAGTAAATCTAATTGTCTTTGGGCATCCGCATCTTGACCTCTACTTTCTTCACGCCGTTTAAGAAGACCCTGGTAATTAGGTGAATTTATTTGCTCATCTATGCTGGGAGGCTTAAAAATCATCATCTGCCCACCAGACGGTGTAGAGGTAAAGTTACCGTTGCTATCAGCCTGAGAAAAGCCCTGCTCTACAAGTCTTCCACCGACCTTATTCTCACCAAAAATAGTGCCTGGCTGAAATGTTTGGCCCTGAAACATTTACTAGGAGATGCCTGAAAACTTCTTGCCGCGCAGTGCTGCACCAGTGCCACGCATCTCACCAGCACCATAAGGAGCAGGCTTACCTGGGGTAGCAATAGTCTCAGCCTTAGAATACTTAACAGTGCCTTGATCCTTATAAGATACTTGGCTGTCAGTTACTTTAGGCTGTGGGAAACTTGTTTGTCGCTTAATCATGACTTCTTACCTTTAGGTGCTAGTTTTTTAGTTTTTGCAGTTTTTGCAGTTTTTGGCTTTTCAGGGGCTGGGGTAGTTTCTTCAACTACTGGCGCAACCTCTGGCGTAACTTCTGGCGCAACCTCATCAACAAAAGGCTTAAGCGTTGCTGTAGGCTCTTGAAGTGGTAGGAACCCACGCTTGTCTGCTTCAAACTGTTTGTTCTGCGCTTTCTGTACCGCAGCCATATTTTTTCGTACTGAACTCATAAATGCTTCTCCTAGTTGCCAAAGAAGTTTTTGGCCATGTTCTCTGCCGTCTTTGCCATTTGAGCAGAACGCTGTAACTCAATGCGCTCTCTGGCAACGTCATCCTTCATGTTGGCGGTTTTTTCCTGAAGAGTCAGGCGATCTTCGCCCAAATCAACATTATTATCAATCCTATCGCCCTCTAGCTTGATACGCTGCTGGGCTTCTTGAGCCTTGCGGTCAATGTCCTTGTCCTTAAGTTCAAGTTCTTCTTTACGAAGTCCGACCAATGGATCTTCTTCCTGACCAATCTGCAGATCTGACTCAACCTTTTTAAGCAGTTCAACAGTCTTTTGCGCGACCTTATCTTCCATAATGGCTTGCATCTGCTGCTGCATCTGTTGCATCTGTTGTTGCGCTTGTTGCATCATCATTGGGTCCATCTGAGCCTGTTGCTGCATTTGTTGAATCTGTTGCTGCATCTGCATTACTTCAGGATCTTGTTGCGCAATTTCTCTTGCGCTGAAATCAATGTGTTGATAGATGTGAGCTTGAATCACACCTGCAGCCTGCATTTGACCTTCAGGCACCTTTTGGATAACTGGAAGTTTAAATAACAATAGATGCGACTTCATGTGTGCATCATGGTCTTGGTCAGGGAAAGCAGTTGCAGGTTGTCCCTGCAAGAAGCCAGAGTTCTCCATAGCTGCAGACACAGGCTGTGGCTGCGGAGGAGGCGGTAGAAGCTGCTCAATCTGCTGTACACCCATCGCCTCGTACATGCGACGATACGCTTCATACATGCCTTGTTGGCCGTGTATCTCTGGGTTTGCCTTCACCATGTTCATCATCTCTTGGGCAAGCATGACGCGCTGGCTCATAGAGAAGATATTGGGATCAGATACAGGAATGATATCAATACGATCATCAAAGTCCTGTGCCATCAACTGCTGTTGCCCACTGGCAATCTGATACGGATAGGCTTTGATCGGAGAGTCTTTGATGACTCGCGCCAACAAGTTAAACTCAATTCTCTGGCTGTAGTGCATGCGCTTGTGAATAGAACTCATCACACGGCTACCCTTCTCCATAAGGGCAATCGTCGTACCTACCGGCGCTTGTTGGTTACCATCACCAACCTGCATATCACCAACAGAAGCAAACCTGCGGCCAGCTTCAACCAACATACCCAGTAGCTGTAGCAGTGTCTGGCTTGGCTCTTTAAATGGCAACGGCATCAACGCATCACGAAGTGACCCGCCAGGTGCATCCATGTCTCTAAACTCACCAGGCTGGAGCGGGATATCGTTATCACGAATCCGTATGCCTCTAGCCTTAAAGCCTGCAGGCAAGTTAGCCAGCGTACCTGCATCGATTAACTGACGCAGAATAGAAGTAGATGCCTGTGACAACCCACCAATCATATGGGTCAAGCCAAAGCCGTAGAAGCCTACGCCTGGTAAGAACTTGTAATGCACAAAGTAATCGATGCGCTTACGCATCATATCGGCTTGTACATAATTCCTACGAATAGACAGAACGGTAGAGTGCTTAGGCGAAAGAGTTACGACATAAGGAAGCTTAATCCCTGTCTCTTCACCTTGAGCATTCACATCTTCATAGCCTGCGATGTCCATCTCAATGTGCATCTCAAACAACTCACACTCGTAGTCGCTTGAACTGCCAGAAGGCTTAACACCCTGCAACTCATCGATCTCTTCCTCTACTTCATCTGAGGAACCATAAGAGCCACTGTCATCGCTCATGCCCTTCTTGGTCTTTCTGTAAAAGCCAGACTCTTGAAGCTTGCGTACATCGTTCATCGACATGTCAATTACATGCGTGATACGAACTGCGCTGTCTAAACTGGTCGTACCATAAGGCACAATCAACTTCTCAGATGGGATAAAGCGCGAGACAGGTCGGCCTAGCGCAGGGTCAAAGTGTACTTTGCGGAACGCACTACCAGACAAGGGTAAATAGAAAAGCATCTGGTCAGTCTCGGGATCGTATTCCTTCATCTCCTGAGTGATCATGTAGTTCATGTACTCTTGCACACGAGCAGCCTGCAGATCAGTCTGTGGTGTACCCATACCAAGAACCATAGTCTTAACAGGACCGCCAGACGGTAACATCTCTTTGTAAGCTTGGGCTTGGAACTGTGTGACAGACTCAGCAAGAAGGGGGTGTACAACACCAGAAGCGCCATCAAATGGCTCAGTACGGTTCTCAAACTTCATGCCAAGGAACTTAAGTCCCTCAGTATACTGGTCCATCCACTCTTTACGAGAAGACTTATCGTCCTCAATTGCGCCCATGCAGTCGCTGTAGATTTCTCCAAGCTCCTGCTTATCAAGTTCATCAGCAAGGTTTGCAGTAAACGGGGGCGGGATATCTTCGCCAAGCTCTTCTTCGCCAAAGACCATAGTGCCGTCTTCTAGAATTGACTCATCGCCATCCTCTATACCATCAAACATCAGTTCATCTTCAGACTCATCTGATATAAGGATTTCTTTTGAGTTGTCTTCAATGTCCAACTCATCGATGTCTATGTCATCTACGCCACGTTCAATTGCCATAACTTACTCTTCTGCGTACAGATTATTAAATATGCGATTAACATCCAAAGTGTAATCTAAATCAGACTTGCTGTAATGAACATGCTGAGACGGCTTAAAGTCAGGTGCGCCTTCTCCTGTCTCAAACCAAGCTGGATGTGTAACCCTTACCCTGTTATTGGGCAACGCTACTATATTTCCAGTCCACTCGCCAGCATCAAGCAACTCCATCACATGCGACTGCTTGTGCTGTGCAGGATCGTCTGCAATCTCATTGTCGGTGTAGTCTACCGTAAACATATACTTGGCAGGGTACATTTGCCCATCGATCTTAGCCAACCATGGACATGGCGTGGCTCGGTCTAGAACATATACTGAGTGAGTGCGAGAAGAACAATCCCAAGGCTGGGCATCGTGTACCGCCATAGGCTCTGGCCATTCTTCAAACGGCGTGTCCGCGACAAGAGCAGTGATAGGCATTCGCGCCCACATTGCACCACCGTGGATATTTGGTTCGTTCTCATCGTCATCCGATTCACACCCAGTGAAGATAACCTGAAAACTCAGACACCTGGTAGGCATTGTAGTAACAGCAACAACCATGGCGTGTAAAAACTCACCTTGGTATCGCTCATGATTTGTTGTGTATTCCCTTCTAACCCACGCCTTGAAGTGCGGGATGTTGCTTTGTAGGTAAGGCAATTTAGATTATCCCCATTTAGATTCCCATTTTGTGGCCATGCCACCGTTTTTAAACCCTTTGACTGCAGCGCCAGATCGACGCTTCACAGCAGCGGGGGAGTTTAGCATACCGCCGTTGGCTTTCTTGACAGGTTTTTTATTAGCTTGTTTTTCCTTGTCTGCCGCTTCAGCAGCTTTATCTGCCTTGTAAGCAATAGTCCCAGCAACACCCATAGCTGTAGCACCACCAATCGCTTCAGCAGCAATACGGTTACGAGCTTTGCGTGCAGCAGTAGCCTTCTCCCTGTCAGCAATAGACGGACCCTTCTGATCCTTCATGTACTTGGGAGTAGGCTGGTTCTTGTCCGCATCTTGCGCTTTCTTAACTGCAGTCTTGCCGTACTTCTTGACTGCAGCCTCAACACCTTTCTTGGCGATAAGCGTGATTATAGGAAAAAGAGCGGGAATAGCCATTATCGCATCTCCTTGCCAAATCCACGCTTGGCAGCGCCTACACCACGGGGCTTGGACTGCTTGCGAACAGCACCGCCTTTGGCATAGCCTTTCTTTTTCA